AATACTTTTACTCCACCTGGAAAAGTTGCTGCCATAATTTAGTTCCTTTCTATTCGCAGCGCATGATATAGCGCAGTCTGATATAAGGCGGCAAACTTGAGCCGCTATCTGTATTTGGTACTGTGTGATTGTGAGTTTCCTGACTGCTTACGGCTGCCACGCTAACGAGATGCTGATGGTAGTCCAAACCATAGCTACTGCCCGCCCAAATGTTCCCGACTCTTGAGCCACTTGACACCCCACTATTGCCACTAACTGCGCCATGCCCGTGAGTAGCATTCCCCGAAGCTAAATTTGTGTGGATGTGAGTTGTCGAACCACCAGTCGCACCAAGTGAACCGCCGGATATGGGGACGCCCATCGGGAACGCGCCGATGAGATTAGGGGTGGTTATGCCATTTCTGGTATAACCATCACAGTCATACCACCCAGCCGGCGGCGTAACACCATCAAACATCACTATTGAGCCAATCGGTAAATCAACCATTAAAGTATCCTCATAATGTAATAAACCTGCACATAGGGCGGTAAATTATCCTTCTCAACCGTGTTGGAAGTGGTATGCTGATGCGTTCCGGACGTAGGATAGTCCAGGTCAACCACATGGGAGTGTGTAGGCGATATGCCTGTGTTCCCCGAACCAACGTCGCTTACGCCCTGACTTGTTACAGTCCCAGCAATTGAACCGGTGATGTCATGAACGTGCGCTCCTCCTGCTACTGTGCTGGAGTTGGTGTGTGCATGCTTGGCATTTCCAGTTACAACCCTATCGCCGTCAGCGCCAACACCAATAACAAACTTGCCTCGTAAATCGGGAGTTCCGTTATTACCATTACAAAGTACCCAACCGTTTGGGATTTCACCAGTCGGTCTGAACCACATGATTATTGAGCCTACTGGAAGCGCCATTAGATTTTCCTTATGTAATAAAGCCCATACGAAATGGGCAGATTAGCTGCACTGCCGGTTTCAGACATGGAGTGATCGTGGTCAGGCTCACTCGATACTGCGATAGATTGTGTATGGTTCGTGTGATACCCGCCCGCCCAATACGCATTATCATCACCTGGGTCGTAATAACTTGGCGTAGTTGCATTGATTGGTTCGCCTATCGTTATCGTGGGCGAATGTCCGTGTGCCCCCTCTACGCCCGTCTTACCGGTATAGGTGTGCATATGGTTTACATCCCCAAGCGGTGTTGTGTTAGCAATTGTCGAACCCATAACCAACTTGCCGACCGCTGAGGAATAATGAGCCCAACCCGTGGGAATGTCAGCTTTTAGCCCGTACCATAATATAATTGTGCCCGAAGCCGTCCCGCCTGATTTTCGTGAAATGAATGTTGCTGGCATGTTATTTACCTACCACGAACCAAAAGTCTAAACCCTTAGGGATTGCCCCCGCTGAAACAGTTACCTTTACTGGTATCTTAGTAAACACGCCCGGCAGCGAGTAATTAACAGCAGCGCTTTCAGCCGAAGTTGTGCCGCTAACACTGCCATAAGTTCCGTTTCCAAGTGCTACCGTTACTGTGATTCCCGTGGCAGGAGAAACGATTCCAATTCCAAGCTTCTTGACTTTCTTTCCGACAAGATGAGACGGAACAAAGAAATATGCTTTTGGGTCTGTAGTGATAATTGCCTCATCTAATTGGAATAGTTGCATGTAAATCAAGTTGCTTGCTTCTGCATCCACTGTGCCTGTTGCGATTTTGTCTGCAGTCACCGCGCCAGACGCGATTTTATTTTCAGTGACCGCGCCGTTATTTATTTTCTCTGTCGTGACTGCTAACGACCTAATTCTTGTAGTGGCTACTGCTTCAGACCCTGCAGTTCCGTTGAGGTGTTCGTAATCAATCGAACCATCTACATACTGGTCGCTGTCAACTGAATTGGCCGCCATTTTTGCGAGGGTGACCGCGCCGTTATTTATTTTCTCTGTGGTAACGGCCGACGCTCTGATTGTTGTGGTGGATACTGCTTCTGAACCTGCGTATTTTCTCAGGTGATTTTCGCCTACAACGCCGTCTGCTATTTCGAAGACTCCTACTTGACCTTCCCCAATGTTGGTTCCCTTGATGGTTCTACTTGCGATTTTGTCGTAGGTGACTGCACCCGATTTAATTGCAGCGTTTTCTACAATGTTTGCTGATAACTGTGCCGCATTGTATAATTTGATATTTTGCATCTGAATCAATTTGGTCAATTCAGCCAAGTTGGTTTCGCTGATATCATTAATCAACAGCTTGTCACCAGGCGCAACCGCTGTCAGTTCCAACAAAGTATCTACTTTTCTTACTTCAGGTTCGTCTGCCATTAAACAATTTCCCTTTCTACTCCTACTAACTCTGTGTCCATAAGATACCCACCCGTCAGATCGCTTGATATGCGCTCAATTACTTCGACCTGATCTTTGTCATAAAGCGAATCAACAATTTTAACCTCACCAGGTTCAATGCCTAACAAGGGAAATAGCTTCACTCTATGCAGATAACGTAAATTCGCATACTCCACAACTCTATCTAAGACAGCTGGCGATGTGTCTGCCTGAATTAGGGTGTCTTTGTCAATCTTCCATACGTTTGGTGGTGCTGATACAGACCATTCACGAAGATATGTTGCGTTGTCATAAAGAGATTCCGCATCATCATAAACGAATCCTGCTGAATAATCTTTGACTGCATCTGGGTTAGCATAATAGAATGAGCGTGTGCCATCCAAGTAAGGCTTGCCCTTTATGATCACATTCCCGCCGGGAGGTAAAACGTGAAGCCATACATAGTTGACCTCAAACTCAAACGTGCCGTTCAAGGTAAACAATGTTACATCGGGATATGTACCTGTCGAGCTTGCTGGCATCAATATCGCTCCGCCCGCTGTTGCCAGATACACAGTCGAATCGCCAACGCCAGAACCAGTTACTGTGTGATACGGTTTTGGGTAGACCAACTTGTAATCACCAGGCGTAAGCATGGCATTAAATATCTCTTCTTCGACCTCCCCCCGTTGATAATCGTGCGAGATAACCTCAACCCCCGTAACCAAGGGAAGTATGTCAAGTTTTTGTTTGCCACTTTTGTCTGCATCCGTAATAGGAGCTTCTACAATTTGATCACTATAAACCGCATCATCGTATAATGCCGTTCCCGAATCATAATAATAACCGGCATAAATAGCTCTCGGAATTGGAATAACTCCTTGTTTGATGTTGATTTTAGAACTTTGTGCAGTACTGGCAAACGCACCAACTGCAAACAAAACTTTTTGCAGGCTTTCACGTATAGTTGTGTTGCCAGGCAAATAGCCTTTTACTGACTTCGCGGCGATTGCCGCGTCAACAGTAAACTGGAAGTTAGATGTACTTAATAACTCGGTAACAATTTCTGTCACCGGCATGTATTCTTCCCAAAACTTACCGTCATATTCTAAATTACCCAAGACGCCAATGGCATCAATGCAACTAAACTCAATTTCGCCTTCGGTTGGGTTTTTCCACGTGTCAAGATAAAATCTGCCGACATAAACCTCGTTAGTGTCTACCATCTCATAAAAATCAACGGCGAGACCAGCCACAAGAGCCTGATAATATTCCCCCCCTGAAAATGGACTGAAACGCGGGTCTGTTGTATGGATACGCACATCGGCTGTGCTTGCTGGCAACTCTATGCCTATTGGGTGTATCTCTTGTAAGACGGTTGCCTCAATGATGTCTTCATCCTTAAAGACAACAGAATCATTGCCTATTGTCAGCCTGACAATTGGATAAGTTGACGCCATAACTATGGTCTCTTTCTCCGCGAAACGAAGGCTGTCGTCAGTCCCTTCCAATAAGTTACGCCGTTTTTTTGCTTGGAAACTTCATGGCTGGTGTTGGCAAAATACCCTTCTATCTCACGATCTCCAAAGATTGTCGGAAAAATCACTGTATGCCATGGCGTAGGCTCGGTGAGCTTGAACCATAGGTTAGAATATACCGTAGTGTTTGCATAGGCTGAGGCAAACTCAATTTCGTAGTTATCATATACGCCGATAAGTTCACGATGAAGAATACCATCGTTGGTTCGTTCAGCGTACTTGTCCAGCATGTCTGCCTGACCTTTGATAGACCTGATCGGGATGTTGTAGGAATCGCCATCAATTACAATCATTATCGTATTCCACTCCCCGCAATCAAACTTCTTCCGACCCGCTTGTCAATCTTCTTGAAAGCGTCGTAAAGCACCTGACCATCCAGTTTGATCACGTTATGAATTAGCCCGTTATCCGCTCCAGCATTGATGCCGCGGCGCGCCAGAACGTTATCTACCGCTTGCTCAATTGTTTTCAGCGGGGCTTCAATGTTTGTTCCCGATCTCTGATCGCCCAGGATTGCCGCAAACGGGGCATTGGCTGGAATTACCGCTCCTGTAGCGAGCGCTGGAATTGTTAGATTTTGATCTGGAATTTCTTTAAGCAATTCGATGTTCGGTAAATCTATGTTGGGGATCTTTATCAATGGCAGGAGGTTCACAAGATCGATAAGACCGTTTATCGCGTCTTCCAGCCCACCAATCATATCGTTGATGAACCCGATCACACCATTTACCGCTGAGATAATACCATTGGCGATATCAACTCCAAGGTCGATTGCTCCGGATTTGACAGCCTCCCAAACTTCGCCTGCCTTAGTGCTGATTGGAGTCCAGATAGTATCGTCGAACCAGGTAGACGCTTCTTGCCAAGCAAGCTTGATGTCGTCCCAAACACCCGTTACCGTTGTTTTAATCGTATCCCAAACTTCGCCTGCCTTAGTGCTAATCGGAGTCCAGATAGTATCGTCGAACCAAGTGCTGGCATCTTGCCAAGCAAGCTTGATATCGTCCCACACGCCCGTTACTTTCCCGCTAATCGCATCCC